GTCCAACCCGGGACTATTCGGATGGACTGTGGGGAAGGGTATTAAACCTTCCAGCATTTCATCCAAATATCGAGCGGTTCTCCAGTTACCAGAAAAGTACATCTGATTCCTGAGTGAAACGGTCGCAATAAGTCCCATCACGTGCTGCCGTTGGGTAGGGAGTACTTCTCTGACCTTGACAACAGATACGTCATGGCCATCGTAATACTCCTTGCCGCAAGACTCTCTGAACCTTCCGGTCCAGAAAGACTTCTCCGCATTCACTACATACCCAAAAGTGTGTAGTTTTCGGACAACGGCTTCCACCATATCTACGGGGACAACGATATCATCCCCGTAGACGCGCACCCTCCCGACAAAACCTGCAAGGTCTCGTTTGGAAAGAGGTGCCCGATGCTCGTCTTCAATCCCAAGAAAAACTATGGTCGCGAAGATCATAGCTTCAATGGGAAAAGTCAGAGCGGACCCCATAGACGCAAACTTGGAAAGACGAATTACGCCTTTGCCAGGTACGTCAGCCTTCCGGGATCTACAGGCCTGAACACCATCATGGAGATGGCGCCAATATCCTGTAAGATACCGTACATGCTGATTGGAGACACGATCGGATGCTTCGCTTAAATCAAGCGTAGCAAGGGACCCATCTAAGGACCCCCTTCGGGCCATGAGCTGATTAGGCTCTTGGTCATCGAAACCGACAATCTCCCGACAGAAGTCATCCTGTCGGATAGATTCAACAATCAATTCGGAAATGGCTTGCTGCACATACTGCATGCAGGTCGGCTCAATTCCGATGATTCTTGGAGTCTTCAACGTTTTAGGAACAGTAATGACCCTCACGGGAAGTTCCTGTTCCGGGGTAAGTAACGTTATCGCGGACTCGTCACTGTAATCATAGTGACGGACATTAGGAAACAGAAATTCCAGGAATGGAAAGACTGTTTCTAAACGTTCAGGCCAACATTGCTGGTTAAACTTCCCGTTCCCGGAAAGTTTATCAGCAGTGGCGCCCGGTCCGTGCTTAGGGACTGCCAATCCTTGGTAGATAGAACTATCCACCAAAGAAAACACAGAACCCCAAAGAAGAGCGGCCATCCTTTTGAATTGATCGATCTCTCGATCGTCCAACTGGATGTCGTTCTTTTTAACGTCACTTTCAGTCTCGAGATAGCCAAACAAAGACTTAGCCACCCGTGCATCGCTGCACGGAAGGTTAACCTTGCTAAACAGCAGAGAGATCTGCCGAATTGCTTGGATTGAGTCAATGCACGGCTCCTCGAGTAGGGCACCGCTCTTCGTATCGAAAACACGACTGAAGAAACCTCCGAAAAGTCGGGGGAGCCTTCCTGATTTCGAAAAACCAGCGAAATCAGTTGAGTCTACCTTTCCTCTGTCTAGACCTTTTTGGAGGTCCGAGCAAAGGGTAGGTAAGGTTATCGTCAAAAACGATAACCCTTCGTTTTCGACACGACTCTTG